GAAACTAATCCCCTTGTCCGTGACTAGGGTATCGCAAAAGTTTTAAAGGTAAATCTGAATGGCTGCTCCGTTTCAGAATTATTCTGGCGGTGTCCTACTAGCGGACATCGTTAAGAGAAATAATCTCAGCACTTACGTTTCCGAAGCTATCAAAGAGCGTAGTGCATTTATTAAATCTGGTGCTGTTGTGCGTAACGCACTTCTTGATGCAACAGAAGGTGGAACAAGAATACAAGTTCCAGAGTTCAACCCAATCTCTCCAACTGAAGAAATTTTAGATGGAACAGCAACTTGGGGTACAGGTAACGGTGGTTTCTTAACTCCACAGAAAATCGGTACAGGAACACAGATTGCAACCATCTGTCATAGAGGTTTTGCATATGCTGTTGATGATGTAGCTGTATTGGCTGCTGGTGAAGATCCAATGGGTCACATCAGAAACCAAATTGCAGATGCTATCAACAAATTAAATTCTGCAAGATTATTTAGTCATCTTCAGGGTTTATTTGGTACTGCTCTAGCTTCTAATCATTTAGATTTAGCAAAAGCTGGTACTGGTGCTACTGAAACTAACTTCTTAACTGCTACAGCAGTTGCAAGAGGTAGATCACTTCTTGGAGAAAGAGGAGAAGAACTAGATACAATCGTAGTTCACCCATCTGTTGCTTACTACCTATATCAGGTTGGTATGTTAACTTTCTCTACTTCTGCATTATCAACTGGAACTAACATCCAATGGGGTGGCGGTGGTGTTGGTATCACTGAAAGAAGTATTGGTCAGTTTGCAGGAATGAATGTTGTTATTGACTCTCAAGTTAATACAATCGCTCCAGGTGCATCAGGACATCAAACTGAGTTCCTTTGCTACTTAATTAAGTCAGGAACAATCCTTGAAGGTCAGCAATCACCATTAGGTATTGAGTCAGATAGAAACATTCTTTCTAAGCAGGATGTTATGTCTGTTGATTACCATAGTGCTTATCACGTTATGGGTACTAAGTGGAAAGATGCTGGTGACAACCCAACAAACGCTCAGTTAGCTACAGCTAATAAGTGGGAACTTACATACGATGCAGACTTAGTTCCAATCGTACGTTTAGTTGTTAACTCACCTCTTGATACTTCTAATATTGCTTAGTAGTATTAATTCGGTCATAACGAAACCTCATCAATTATTGGTGGGGTTTTTTCTTTACGCTACAATAAAACTAAAATAAATTATTAATCGTGGCAGCTACCATAGACGCAACAATAAAAGGGGCAAATGCTAATAGCTATGTCACATTGACTGAAGCTAATAGTTATTTTGAAACTGTTCCAGATTCTTCGACTTGGACAAATAAAACAGACGATCAGAAGAATAGATCATTAATATCAGCTACTAGATGGATTGATGGGTTTGTCTTTTATGGAGATAGATGTGATTCTGGACAAGCATTAAAGTTCCCAAGAAATAATTATCAGGTTGATGGAGTAGAGCTTGCTTGTTCTACTATTCCTCAGAATATAAAATATGCACAGTTTGAATTAGCAAGAGCATTGGCAAATGATACTGGAGCTATAACTGGTACTACTGGTAAAGATGGTAATTTTAGTGAAGTAAAGTTAGGTGATTTACAAGTTAAATATAATACTGATAGTCAAGGAACAGGAGCAGTAAATAATATTATGGATGTTTACCCTTGGTTACAAAGTTACCTTGGAGCTTATATGTTAGGTGGAGCAGGAGCTTTTCAAATGAGAGTGGTTAGAGGATAATGGCAGGTCAATTAGATTCTTTATTTAAAAGTGTTGCTAAACAGCTTGTTGCTGATTTAGGTACTTCTTTAGATACCACAATAAGCTATGTAAGAAAAGGAGTTTCAAGCTATAACATTGAAACTGGAGAAGAGATAAGTATTGATACTACTTTTTCAAATCTTAAAGTACCTGTAGAGTTTATTCAGTCTACGGAAGATGATGGCAGGGAAAGAAGAGAGGCAAAAGTATATATTACACCTGATTTAATAGGAAATAATCAACCTAATTTTGAAGATGAAATTATCCTAAGTTATGCAGGATCTACAAGAGTTACACAGATAATTAATATTGATACTAAACAAGGTGGGCAGACTTATCTGTTTACTATTTTGGTGAGGTTTTAATGGCTAGAACTAAACCTTTTACTAAAAATATTGATAATATTATTCCAGATTTAGAAGGGAATTTAGAACGTGATTTAAATACTTTTGTTCGTGCGGTAATAGCTGATTTATCTACAAAAGAAAATAGCCCAGTAGATACAGGTTTTTTTGCTTCTAGTTGGACTGCTGGAACACAAAGGCCAAGACCTGATGAAGCTAGAGAATCAGTAGCTCCTTGGAGTAATATCAAACCAAGAAGAAAAGGAGATCAAAGTAATCCACAAGCTGTAATTGAACCTAGATTTATAGACTCAATACCTAAATTTAAACCTTTCTCTAAAGTATTTATTGGCAATAGATCACAGTATGCAGCTAGAGCTTTGGCTTCTCCAAATAGTCAGGTTCCACAATATGTTCAAGGAAAACTAAAAAGACTTATAAATTCAGTATTTACAGATAAACCAAAACTAGGTATTGCTGCATTTGGTACTGGTGTTAGAGGTAAATCTGACAATGTTAGATTTAAAGGTGGTGGTATTGGTTCATTTAGTGATCCTAGTTCTGTATTTGTTGATTACGAAACTCCATGACTTTAGTTAACACACGAGCAGCTTTTGAAAAAGCAGTAACAGATGCAGTAGCAAACGTAGATCCTACTGTTGAAATGATTTATGACAATTTAATTTATAAAACACCTGGAAAAAATAAAAAGTATGTTGTTATGTCAGTGGATTTTGCACAAGCTACAACACAAACACAAGGAGCTTCTACCGATTTTTACGCTGGTGTTATTCAATGTAATGTTTATTGTCCTAGAGGCAAAGGTACTGCTTCACTATCATCTATAAGTGAAGCTGTTATAGATGGTCTTACTTCTGTTAATGCTAGTAGTTATGTAGATACTTTTAGTTGTTCTCCAAGAGTATTAGATATTGTTGGTCCTGCTCCTATAGAATTAGATGATTCTGCACACTTTTTAGGCTTAATATCTTGCCAATTCACAGCAAATGCCTAGTATACTAATATCAGTTATATATTAAAATGACACGAGCCGTAGATCTTCTCAGAAACAAGTTTGGAGTTTCACAACTTTACAAGCATGATGTAAAACAAGATGATGAAATCATCCTTACCGTTTACTGGCATCCTTTGACTATTGCAGAAAGAGAAGCAATACAGAAAAAATCAAACGCTGATGATGTTAATGACTATGCGTTGCAGATGATGATAGAAAAATCATTAGATAAAGATGGAGCAAGGTTATTTCAAGACGGAGATAAAGCTTCATTAAGAAGAGAAGTTGAAGCTTCGATTCTTGAACAAATACAGTTGGCAATGATTAATGCTGGTGCTGACAAGGGGGTTGAAGAGGCTAAAGCCGATTTAAAAAGCTAATAACGATTGGAAATTTTTATTTTCATTAGCAAAGATGTTACATAAAACTGTAGCTGAACTTTGTAATACTTTGACTATTGAAGAAATGATAAGTTGGGCTGCTTTTGCTGAGTTAGAAAATGAAGAATATGAAAAACAACGAGAACAAGCACAACGAAGTAATGCTTTAAGAGGTAAAAGAAGGTAATATAGAGAAAATGTTTTAGTTTTTATAGCAAGTGGCTAATTATAATGTAGATATTGGTGTAAAGGTTAGGGGAGAAGAACTAAAAAAGTTTGCAGAACAATTAAAGCAAACAGAAAAACAAGTAGATGGTGTTAATAGATTTCTTGATACTTTTAGACAACAAAATATAAGAGTAAATGAAAGTATTTCAAATCTTAATGCACAGCTAGCACAAGCTAAATCTACGTTTCAAAGTGCAACTATTGGAACAAAACAACAAGTCCAAGCAGCAAAAGATTTATTACAAGCAAATCAAAATTTAAATAAAGGACTAAGTGAACAACAAAAATTATTAGATGATTTATCAGGCAAAACAGCAAGAAAAACAGGAGCAGATAATAAAAAATTACAAGATGCTTTATTAAAGCTAGAAAGACAATCTACAAGAGAACAAGAACAGCAATTTTTACTTCGTCAACAAGGACAAGAACAATTAAAACAAAAAGCAAGAGAAATAAATCAACTAAGAAAAGAAGAAAATAAATTATTAAAAGATAATGTTACAAAGACAAAACAAAGTGTTGCTAATGAAATAAAAAAAAGATTTAGTATTGTTGCATCTGCAAAACAAAGAAGAAGAGATTTAATAATATCTAACAGGCAAGTACAAACAGAAATAAAAATAAATCAAATTTTAGATGCAAGAAGGCGAAAACAAGCAGCAGGAGGTTCTGGAGTTGGCAAAAGAATAGGAGGGACAATATCTAGTGCAGCTATTGGTGGAGCGTTTCCGTTACTATTTGGTCAGACAGGTGCAGCAGCAGTTGGTGGTGGGCTTGGAGGTCTTGCAGGTGGTGCAATAGGTGGGCAATTTGGTTTTGCGTTATCTATTGTTGGTACTGCAATAGGTTCTGCTATCGATAAAAATGAAAAGTTTAATAAATCTCTAGCTGCTTTAAATGTTCAATTTTCAACTACAAGCGGAGGTACTCAAGTATTAGCTGCTGATGTTGATAAATTAGCAAAAAGACTTTCTATAACGAAAGAAGAAGCAATAGCAGCTTTAGGTGCTTTTAAAGAATTTGGGTCTGGGTCTGTAGCTAAATCTTTAGTAAGTATTTTTGGTACTGATTCTGGTGCTCTTGATACTTTAGCGTCAACAAATAGACAAGCTGTATTAGCTCAACAAATATTTGATACAAGAAAACAAATAGGTAATCAAGTTGCAAAGCAATTATTGCAGCAGAATCTGGTTAACGATCAATCTACTATTGAATTAGCTTTAGCGGAAGCAAAAGCTAAAGCACTTAATGATGAAGCCATAGCAAAGGCAAAAGTAATTACATTTACTGATAGGTTAAGAGCTTCAGAAGATCAAATTTTGGGGATTGAAGGAGGTCCAGCGAGATTTGGAGAAGAAAGAGCAAGAAAAATTCAAGAAGAATTTGATAAAAATAGAAATAAAAGATTAGAAGATTTTAAAAATTCATTAGCAGAAGTTAGAGAATTATTAGGTTTAGTAAATGAGGCACAAGGTCAATTTGGTCAGTCAGGAGTATTAGCTTTTTCTGCTATTAATGATAAAGTTAAAGATCTTCAAGATGAAATGCTGAAGTTACAAAATCCTATTAATCAAGTTTTAAATCTATCTCAAGCAATGGCTCAATCTTTTGAAAGTTCATTTGCAGGAATTATTAAAGGTACAATGTCTGTGCAAGATGCGTTTAGGAATATGTTAAATGCTATGGCCGACCATTTTATAAAAACAGCAGCGAGGATGGCAGCAAATCAATTCCAACAAGGTTTATTAGGAATGTTAAGTAAGAGTTTTGCTCCTGAAATTCCTTTACAAGTAAATGATATACAAAATAAAATTGGTACAGCAGCAGATGGAGGTCGTATTCCAGGGGGTAAACCTACTCTAGTTGGAGAACGTGGCCCTGAACTATTTACACCTGGAGTGTCAGGAATGGTTACACCAAACCATGCCCTTGGCGGTTCTACAAATGTAGTAGTGAATGTAGATGCTTCTGGATCAAATGTTGAGGGTGATGAACAAGGTGGTAGAGAACTTGGCCGTCTTATTTCCGCAGCAGTACAATCTGAAATAGTACAGCAACAAAGACCTGGAGGTTTACTTGCATAATGGCTACTTTTCCTTCGA